CTTTATCCGATTGAACGTCATTGTTCCAGAGGCGTTGTAAATAAGCCCACCGTCCCATGAAACATTTTTACCTTGTTTGAATGTCATGTCCTCAATAACAATTGTTCTTGAGCCATTGTTGTAAATTGCTCGGTACAAATTGTTGCCATCAATAATCGTCGTAGCCATTCCTGTGCCAGTGATTGTTATGCCATCAGTAATTGCGGGCAGGTCAGAAGTAAGAGTGATTGTTCCAGTGTTCCCTGGAGCAAAGGTAATCGTGTTAATAGTGGCTGAAGCGTTTGCTGTAGTGATGGCCCAACGCAAAGAACCAGAGTCGGAGGTATCTGAGAGATTTTCAACAATGACAGATGTTAGGGCTGGAACCGTGATTGACGCAGCCGAGTTTGCCGTTAGTGAACCAATTGAGTTTGTTTTGGTCACGGCTACTCGTATTTGTTTCGCAACATCACCCGAACCAATTGTGTATGTTGAGGATGTTGCGCCAGATATATTTGTCCATGTACACGAAGAAGGATTACAGGATTGCCACTGATAAGTTGTCGCAGTTACAGCAGAGCCACCGTCACCCCAAGTCCCATCGACTGCGGTCAGAGTTTCCCCATAGGCAACAGTTCCAGACATTGATGTTCCGCCAGATGTTGTCGGAGCCGTAGACCCTGCAAGGAGAGTAAACGACTGGCTCACCGTGGCTGCTGCTACATATGAGTTATTAGAAGAACTATTTGCGGAGATGGTGCAGGTTCCTGTTTGACTAGCCAACACCGTCACTGTCGCAGTTGAGGTTCCACTGCTATCTGTTGATGAACCAACGGTGCACTTGCCTGTAGTGCTGGAAGTAAAAGTAACCGACAAACCAGAAGTGGCAGTGGCTGAAACAGTAAATGTCTGGTTTGATGAAGATGTAACTATGTCAGCAGGCTGAGCAAAAGTAATAGTGTTTGCGCTGGCTACAGATATTGCTGAGTCAATATACATTGATGCACCAAGGGCTTGACCGCCCGTTGCGTCATAGGAACCATTAACGAACCTAAATCTGTAATAACCAGTAGATGGAACTATGCCAGTAGAAGTAACCCATGACTGGTTTTGTCCACGTCCGTATGCAACCAAAGTCGAAGTAGCACTGGATCCGTAGTCGTATGTGTTCCCACTCGCCGAAACCTGAACCAAGTATCCGTATGCTTCGTAGTCGTCACCACCACCAGCGGCGGCCCAGTCAAAAGAAATTGATTGATTTGCCGTGGCAGGAAACGGCTCGGTCCATATCTCTGGCCCAAACGCCGAACCGTATGTTCCATGACTATCACAAGTATTGCCATAGGAAATAGTGCCAGAAGAGAAGAGACGAATTACTCCACCGCGTCCACCATATGCTTGTCCTGTAGATGTGGAATAGGACAGGTTCTGGGTAGTCGCTTCTTGGCCTTCGTACAACTGCTGTTCTCGCGTGTAGTCCTTGTCGGTTACATAGGAGTAGGAACTATTGGATGCGGAGTCGGTGCCGGTCATCGTGTATGGACCAATCCCCTGCTTGCCCAGAACCTTGCATTGGGTTCGACTTGCCAACGAACCTAGGGTTACCTTTGCTGCCGCAGTTGACTCAAAAACAGGAGATAAGGCTTGGGCTGGCGAAGAGAAGCCAAAAATTGAGAGAAGAAGGAAGAACACCGAAGGTACGGCCATGACGGCTGCGGGTTTGTTAAAGCGACGACGACTACGGAACATTTAGCCTCCAGAAAAAATACCTCCAATTCTAACATTAAAAGGATGAATTTTAATTAGTCTCACCTAATCAGCATTGGTCATCCTTTCATCAGGGTTGATAATAATGAAGTATTATTTAGGCAAACCCAAATTCTTAAGGAGACGCATGGCTGGCGCCGGAGTACGAGTCTTCTTGCCTGGTGAAGTTTTAACGGCAACCCTCGTTAACACATACTTGCAAGACCAAGTAGTAGCAATTTTTGACACCGAGAATGCGCGTAATAGCGCTTTCGGTGCAATTGGCAACCTTGACAGCATGCCAGAACTCGTAGAGGGCCGTGTTTGCTACCTCCGTGATTTGAACGACATCCAGTACTATTCGGGTAGCGCATGGGTCTCAATCACCGCTGGCTCAATTCTCAATCTAATTACGGCAAAAGGTGACCTTTTAGCGGCAACAGCAGCAGGAGCTGTAGACAACGTGGCTGTTGGTACGAATGGTTACGTTCTAATTGCCGACAGCACTGAGGCGACCGGCATCAAGTGGGGAAAAATTCAACAGGCTGGCATTGACAATGGAGTAGTCACTAATGACATGCTCGCTGGTTCCATCGTTGATACGAAACTTTCAACCATTTCTACGGCATTGAAGGTTTCAAACTCCGCCACAACTGCAACTAATGCAAACACTGCTTCAGCAATAGTCGCCCGTGACGCTTCTGGAAACTTTATTGCCAACAAAGCAACATTGTCGTCCATTGATGTAATATCAATTATAGAAACAGCAAGCATTGTCGCCTCTGCTGCAGCTGGAGTTGTCACTATTGAGTTCAGTACGAATCCAACGGTCTATTACACAAGTAATGCAACTAGTGACTGGACAGTGAATATTATTGGAACATCGACTACAACTCTGAATAGCACTCTCTCAGTCGGTCAAGTTGCATCAGTTACATTCCTTGCAACAATTGGTGCGGCAGAAATGAGACCAATTGTATTTCAGGTCGACGGAAATGCAGTGACCCCTAAGTGGATGGGTGGAGTCGCACCGACTGTTGGTAATGCAAACTCAATTGACTCCTACACCTTCTCGGTAATCAAAACAGGCAACGCTGCATTCACGATGCTTGCGAGTCAGTCAAGATTTGCCTAAGGCAAATTGTGCCATTTCTAAATCGTATTGGAAGCGGGTCAATCCGTAAATTTGGTTTTAGAGCAGGCATGGCTCCTGGAGGTCCAACCGCAGTATCGGCAACTAGTGGAGACATGCAGGCCACAATTGCTTTTTCGCCACCAGCAATGCTTGGAACTCAACCCTTAAGTTATTTGGCTACATCAAGCCCTGGTGCTTTGACTGCAATAGGTGCATCATCTCCGCTGATTGTCACTGGTCTAACGAATGGAACGTCTTACACTTTTACTGTTACCGCATTTAACTCATTTGGCGCGACTCAATCTTCTTCTTCAAGCAGTATTGTGCCAGCAGGAGTTCCAGGTACACCAGCAGCACCAACCGTAACTGCCGGCAATGGTCAGGCAACTCTTTCGTGGACAGCTCCTTCAAATAACGGTTCTGCAATAGTTGATTATATTATCTACTACGCAACATCTCTTGGTGGGACTTATGCCGAGTTCGGTGATGGGGTGGGTGTTTCAACATCTACAACCGTAGGGGGACTAACCAATGGAACCGCCTACTTCTTTAAAATAGTTGCTCAAAATGCAATTGGTAACAGCGCTCAATCGGCTGCCTCGGAGCCCGTTACGCCAGTCGCCCCACCAGTAGTACCAGTAGTACCTCCAGTTGTTCCAGTAGTCCCCCCAGTGGTCCCAGAGGCTCCAATAGTTCCCCCAATTGTTCCAGTAGTTCCACCGCCAGTTGACCCATGTGCTGGTGCCCCAGCAATTGACACCATCTACTATGGCACCAACTGTAACGGAACAACTCTCCAGTATGTATGGAATGACGGATGTTATGGTCAATATGCTAGGTTCACTACTCCACTCTCAGAGTCTTGTGGCTATGTACCTCCAGTTGCTCCAGTGGCGCCCCCAGTTACACCGACATGCGACTGCTGTAAGGGAACCTTTCAAACCCAGTACAGATGCATTAGTACCCCAGGAGGCTGTAGGCAACAGTCACGGACAAATATTGTATTTACCGGTGTTGGCGGCATTAAGGGCTCGGGTAGTGCTTGTACAGGAAGTTGCGCTGGTGGTGGCTGTTCGGCATACACCCAATACGGCACTTATGCCAATACGGGTGCATCCTGTTCCCCTTGCTAAGATACGACGAGTAATGATGTTGCAAGATTTTGTATATAATTTTACCGAACGAAGGGGATGTAAATAAACATGGAAGGCTATCCAGAAGGTTATAGCGAAGAAACGCAAGAAGAGTTCGTATACTTTGCCATTGTCGCTGATGGTGATTTCACTGGGATGATTGGCATGGGTGCCAATGCTGGCCCAGCATTAATGGGTTTGAGGTCAAATCCAACAATGGTGGAATTAACTCCAGAACAAGTAGGCGTGGTTAACCTCGGATGGGTATACAACGGGGAAACCTTTGTTGAAGACACCCCACCTAACTCCTGACCCGAAATAGGGGAATGTGTTTTCGGTAGTGGTGATTGTTTGCCAATGTACGACCATAGTATGATTGCATCATGACAAGTCCATGGCAAGAATATAAGAAAAAACTTGGTGTAACGCGTCCTTGGGATTTCCTTAACCCAAGTGTAGAGCGAGCCACAGATGACCAAGCTGCTAGCAGACTATCTATATGTGAAACATGCCCAAGTCTCATAAGGGCAACACATCAGTGCAAGGAGTGTGGGTGTCTGATGAAGCTAAAGGTTAAGTTGGCTCATGCTACATGCCCACTTGATAAATGGTAGATGATTTCCGTTCCGGTAGCTTCAAACGATATTGCATTTCGTAACCAGTTAAGCATATTCTGGGACAACCACAAATTAATATACGGAGATGATGCTTACAAAAAAGCACATGCAATAATCGTCTCTCAAAACTCTCCTGAACAAAACAAAATTAAAGACGGAGAGTGGGGGCTTGATATTCCGTCAACGGTAGTTGAACCATATTGGTCGCATCTGCAAAGAGAACACTCCCGAGTGCTTCTGCCAATAAACATTCAATCAGGACTGTCTCAGATAATAAACAATTTTGACGACGATGAATTGCTGGAACTAATTGACTGCGACATGTTTCATATCAAGGCATATGAGGAACAGGAAATTAACGAAGACGAATTTTTAGTATGCGACATATATGAAGACTGGCACCTAAAAAGCAAGAGTGACCTATATGGGGTTATAGAGAATTTTTTAGATAAAGACCAGTCAGCCTACAATGGCGGATTTGTTCCAATTATTGGTTATGTAAAAACATTTAAGAAAATTCTAAAATACTGGACAGATGTGCATTTGCAGATATTTGATTCCACTGACGATACACGTATTCAGTGGTGGTCGGGCATGTACTCGCTTCAAGTCGCCTGCGCTAACAACGGCATAAAGATGAAGGCAATTGATAATTGCTATATACCAAGTTTGAACGAGTTAAAAGACAATCACCATATAGCCCATTACTGCTGCGATACCGTATTCTCCAAAAATAAAGAACTCAGAAAACCGGACAAATTTGATTACACGGGTTTTCCAAGCAGCTATTTCTATGACCAAATAAAAAACTGGATGAAGAAAATGAACTCGACGAAAAATGACGGTAAAATATTATTTCAACTTCCTGAACCACTAGTTGAAAAACCTCTTTGTGTTGAGTCTTTCTTTAGTGAAGAAATGCTTGTAAGGGTTAAGGATTCAGTCAAGGATACGGGGGTTGGGACGGACAGGGTCCAGTTCCATACCATGCAGGGAAGATGGTATGCCCAGATTGGGTTTGATGAAGATATTGAGGATTTCATTCTTAATAGGGCAAGAACGATATTTAATGACGAGTCTCTGCAGAAGTCTTATTTTCTTGCAGCCAGATACCAGCGTAAAGATGGATGTATTCCACACCTATGGGAGCACGTTGACCAAAATGGAACACAATTAACGCTTGATATAGCCATTGATAATTCGGCGAACTGGGGTCTTGTTGTTGAAGGTGAGCATTTTGAGCAAAAACCAAATGATGCAATTGCATTCTGCGGTCAACAGCACACACATGGTAGGCCGCCATATCCAACCATCGACGAAGAAGTGTTTACTACAGTGTTGTTTTTACATTTCACCCAGCCAGAACACTGGATACAAAAAGATAGAAATTTAATGAACACCTACAGCAGGGATGGAGTCGTAAGATTCTTTAACCGCAATCGATACTTTCCGCTACCTGATGCACCAATCAATCAGCCTGTATGTAGTTGCTGTGATTTCTCTGGGGTATTAAATTTCTACGATGAAATTACTGGACATAGAATGGATGAACCATCAGAGACTGTTGATATGTCGGTAACAGGTAAAATCGAATTGGCCCCTGGAATAATGAAATACACAATCCCAGAAGAATCAGCACGCATTTTAAAAGGCTTGATACAAAACTCCATGTTGAAGCAGTGGCAACCAGCAGAGGTTTATAGCAAGAATGACAAGGCAGAGGTTGACCAAAACGCAAGAAATTGCTACAACTACTTCATTAGTGAAAAGGAATTAAGCTGTCACCCACAAGACCCAATAAGGCGAGCTGCAGAGTCGCTCAAAAGTGGTCTTGATGGAATTGTTGAGGACTTCAGGTCAAGGTATTCCATAGTTCCACTAAAATCACATCACACTGTCTTGCTTCGCTACGAAGAGGGTAACAAGTTCAGCAACCATATTGATGCCCATCCAGAATTCCCTAGAGTTGTATCTGTTTCAATGTTCTTAAATGATGACTTTGAGGGTGGAGATTTAGAGTTCAAAGAGTTTGGTATAAAAATCAAACCAGATGCTGGTGACGTGATTGTGTTCTGCTCATCGTTCCCATATATGCATCAGGTTCATCCGGTGGAAATAGGTATTCGCTATGCAGTTGTCAAGTGGTACCAGTGGACCTAGTGTTCTTATAGGAAGTGCTTGAGGATAGCCGTGGTTGCTAGAACCACCCAGCAGATATTAAACCAAATAATTGTTGGCATAGTCTTGATTGTCGATGTGCCAATCAAAGCGATGCTTGATGCAAGGGCAAAAAGGTACATCCACCACCATTGCTTGTCAAAGATGAGACCCGGAACAATGATTGAAACCTTGGTCATAAAAGCCCAAGCCTCAATGATGTTCACCTTTGTCCAGTAGTCTCGGTCGCCCCAACGGCGCGTTACTTGCATGATTTCCGATGGCTTGAGCATGTAGAAAATGTAGCACCAATTGACCCGAGTGTGTAGGATTGGTTGTATGGTAACCGAAACCCCCGTCCACTTGAAAATCAGGGAAAGAAGTTGTGGAACTTGCACCAAGTGCTGTGAGGGGCACCTTTTTGGTGTAGCCCATGGAATCCCATTCTTTCCGGGAAAGCCTTGCCATTTCGTTGATATGAATTCAGGATGCTCAATTTACGAGGACAGACCAGATGACCCGTGTAAGTCTTTCAAATGTGGATGGCTAACCGAACCCAACTACCCAGAATGGTTAAAGCCAAACTTGAGCAATGTCATTTTTGTTTCTAGCAAGATTGATTCACACGATTATGTTTATGCCATAGAGTCGGGAGCCAAAATGGAAGCGCGGACGCTTTCTTGGGCAGTGGCTTATATGTCTATTAATAAGTTTAATTTTGCATGGCAGTACGATGGTGGCTGGAGCGCAATTGGCTCCGATGAGTTCGTCAGGGCATACTACGGTGGAGAGAAAAAATAAACAATGTCACAAAACGGCAAAAATAAAAATTATTGGATTAAAAGAGAATTTGAATTAAATGTTCCATCTTGGTCTGAGGTGTTGGAAAACTTCAATCAGACTGTTATCAGGAAGTATCCAGTAGTGCATTTTCCTCTTGGGTTTTTTCATTCAAGGGATGGTCATGAAATAGAGAAGGTTCAGCCAGTCCTTAAGAAACTAAAACTAGAAGTTGCTCATGTTTACTTCAATGTCTCGGTTGATGCCAGTGGATTCGGGATGCATGTTGACGGGGAGAACGTCTGGTATTGGCAAGCACAGGGAACTACCGTCTGGGAAATAGATGGCGGTCCGACATGGGAGCTCAATCCCGGCGACCTTGTATTTGTCGGTTCAAATGTCGGGCATCGCTCCACAGCATTGACTCCACGTATTGGGATATCTATGTCTGCGTAGTTTTTCTTTCTTCCTCTTCTATCAATTTGGCAATGCCTGGGTTCATTTGGTCAAAATTAAAAGCAATCACTGTTTTTCTATCGTCTGAAAAAAACTCAGATGACCTATGTAATAACTGCGCCGGGAAAATGACAATGTCACCTTCTTGGGCATTAAAAGAAAAAAGTCTCTGTGTGAATGGCTCTATGTATTCAGTAATGTGGGAGTAATGTGGTGATTCAAGAAAATAAATTCCAGCCCAGTTGCAGCCGCAGTGTGGGTGCCATTGATGATGGTCTTTTGTTTGGTATTGCTGAAACCATATAGCCCTAATGTCCGGTATTGCGAAGCCTAGTTCCGGTGGCATTGTGTTTAAAACATTCAAAATTTTTGGAGTAATAAAATCAACCCATGGTCTATTTGTCACAGTATCAACCATCAAGTAGTCGTATTTGGTGATGCGTTGGTATCTGTCATCCGGCATTGTGACAGTGTCGTCAACTCTCTCAACACGGTCAATCATGTCAAGGATGATTTGCTTATTTTCGTAATGGTACGGCATCTTTCTTACAAAATACTGCATTACAAGGGGGAAGACGCATGTTTCGTTATCTAGCATATTTGTTTTCAGTACCTTCTAGTTTCTCGTACTTTGCCAGCAGGGGTAGCTCTCTCAAGAGCCTAGCATCGTGGTTGGAGTAGTTTTCTTCAGAATCCAAACGGGGTTCTCTAAAAAACCAATGTTCGGGTTCAGCAAAATGAAAAAAAATCATGTGAACAAAACTCATTGGATTTCTACTTGGAAAATCTTCTCTCCAATGAAGGTCATTTTCCCCATCATAAACAACGGCCCAATTATCTTCTAGGTTAAATTTTTCGCCATTTACATACAAGGGCCAATCAATATTTGATGATAGCTGAAGGTCAATTGTGTAACTACAAGCATTGTCGTCTAGGTGGGCCGGAAGGTTCGGTGGGGGGTTCAGGAAACCCGAATACTTTGCGCTCTTGATGTAAGACTGCTTTGCTGTTTTGGAACAATTATTGGCAGCAAGTTCGTATAGGCGGTCATGTATATCATCGGGAATAATTAGTGGGCAGTCGTCATCTTGCCTCCCATTTGATGCCCTAATACTTGATGTATAGCGACCATGCTTTTCATCAATAATCCTTCCAGATGAATTAACAATTTTGACAATTTCTGCTAACTGCTCTGGGGTGAATACGTCTTTTATTATGTGTGCCATTGGGTTGATTCGTTGTGAAAACGATGCTCCTATTCGCCGACAACTGTAGGTTCGACTTGACCAGTATCCCTGTTTGGCAATACATACGAAAGATAGGGTGGGGGTGTATCGCAGTCTATGAAGGTGCTGATAATCCACTTGTCGTCAGAAACCGGCACTGCACCAGCATGTGGGTGCGTCCAGTTGGACGGGAACATTGCAATGTCGCCAGCATTTGCTTTAACACGAACTTCATTGTCGGGAAAAATTGTTTCCCCACCAACGTCAACGGTATTGAGGTACAAAATAAATCCAAGTATTCTATTAAGGGACTGACCGGGGGTCCAAATGTCGCCATCGCAATGCACCCTATAGTACCCTTGTCCTTTCGTGTATTTCTGGAGCCTCCACCCAGTGTTCCTAGGATTCGGAGCATATCTGAGATGTGGAAATTCTTCAAGATAAAGAGATAGTGCTGCCGTAACAGCAGTATTTACTTCTCTTTCAATTCTCATCAACACATCGTGTTGTGGAAGATTGAATGGGGCTATGTTGTCGTATGAGTAGTTGAAATCGTATGTATTTTTTATTTCTTTTTGAACACCAAGAATTGTTGGTCCTGGCTCAAATATTCTTTCAAAAGAATCCCTACAAGCAGCAACCAATTGACTGCACGATTCTTCCGTTAACATTGATTTTGCGACAGCAATGTGTGAGCCCCTACCTGCTGGGAACTCCAATAAGTGTAAGTTTGACATTATCCCTTTTCTACCGTGAATTCATGGGTCTCAATCTCTTTGTCTTTGTGCTTTACAACAACCTTGTATAACCCTTCGGACTTTGGAAGAATTGCAAAACTTAATGTTCTTTTGTCTTGAATCATCGTTGTGATTTTTGTTTCTTTATCTTTAAATAAAACAAATAAATCAATCTCAGTAGACGGAATAGTGTCGTTGGAATAATGGGCCATAAAGGATGAGTCAACAATTAAGCCATGGTCGGGCAAGGACATTACTGGCTGTTCTGGGACGAGAAGCAGTCCAACTTTTGTTCTGTCAAAATCAACATCCTTTGCTATTTCGGCGTAACCAAGCATGATTGGAACCACGAACTCTGTTGATAGTACTGTTGCCTCATCAAGCATGGATTCGTTTGGGCAATATATATATCTAAGCATGTCTCACTCCAAACTCTTGTCTATTGCATGTTGTTGTTTTTTGTACTTGCCTTCCCATTTCTCATCCCTAAAAACGGCATCAAATCCAAGATTGTCTAAAATTTTATACATTCCCTCATCACCCTTGAGCAGCGACGATTTTTTGATAATCTGAGAGCGCTTAAATGGTATTACATGCAACAGCGGTGTTCCTGCCTCTACGGTGAAACCGTTTGCTGTTTTTATATTAAAAACCACATTGCAGTGATGGTATGAGTCAGTATTGACAACTCCAGCCAAGATGTCGTAGTCGTTGTTTGGCTCCCACTGAGGCTGTATGAAAAGGCAAGACCAACCGGGGGCTGTTTTAATCAACCATGGGTTTGTTAATTTTAGATAATCACTATCTGGACGACCCTTGACATTTCTGATTGGGCATTCACCAGTTTGCCCATTCCCAAATTGTTGCCCTTCGACAACATCTTGACTAAATATATGATGTTTTTCAATGAACTCTGGCGGATGTTCATGTATGGCATCATTGGCAGAAGATGTTGTCTTCATTGTTGTGTAGCGCGCAGACCACCTAGGCTCAAGTTTTGAAATTGGCGCGCGTACTTCAAGGTTCGCCCACAGTGGTATTGTGTAACCCATTCTCATGTAGTCGCCAAGACCATAACACCCACGCAAACCAAAATCTCCAGCAAGTATGTTTTTATACCAATCTGGAGTTTTTCTATTATTGGCATAAACCGCTATGCTTGGGTGCCATAACCCATTGTCAATTGGTATGGCAATCATCTCCCCGTCCTTTGGGGTTTTGATGTCATCAAATATTTCCGCTTTAACTAGGGAGCTCTTGAACTTTTTTGAAAATAGATGCATGCGGTACCAACTTTGTCCTTATACGATTGGAGGATATATCTGAAAAGTAATTATTCATTTCTTTTCTTGAAGCATAGGCTTCTATTTCTATGGTTGCAACGTCCCTATTTAGGACTCCTTGCCCTTGGGCAACATGCCAAAAGTGGGGTGATGAAAAAAGTTCATAGTTCCCGTTGTTAAATTTGGGTATGTCAAAATCATGCGGTGTGCGTTCTTGCCAAAGGTCAAGAAGTTCCTGTAGGGATTCGGGTATTTGTGCTGATTTTTGTGCAATCCACATCTCGGAGTCTTCCCTGTCAGAAATATAATGTAGAGCAATCATGCATAATGCATTATCCATCAGCGCCTCAAACCTCTTGTGATACTGTGCGACCATTGCTTTTGATGTGGGGGTGATTGTTGGTATCACCGAAACAATCATTTTTGCTTGAATGATTGAAGTTGAAATAGATGTTGCTTCTAATGGTTCGATAAATGCAGATGCCAAACCAGTGCAAACAACATTTTTGAATAGTTGCGTCTTGTAGTGCCCTGATTTCCATTTAATGATTCGTGGCTCAATATGGTCGCCATGTATTTCCTGTATTTCTTTTATCGCTTGTTCGTCTGAGCAAAAATCAGATGAATAGATATACCCATTGCCACGGCGCTCTTGGGTTGGTATCTCAAACATCCAGCCGCTTGGCATTGCTCTTGCTCTTGTGTATGGGTGTATGTTCCCATCTTCTTGGCTTGGTGTAGGGAATACGGCCGAACTATCGCACGGGAGATATTTCCGGTAATTAATAAATTCGTCGTCCGAGAGAATGCGTGACATTATTGCTCTATGAAACCCAGTTGCATCAACAAAGAAATCCCCATCAACAGTGCGGTCCCCATCAAGTTGCAACGACTCGACCCAACCGGTTTCCGTATTTTGAACTACATCAACAATCTCACCCTCAACAAATTCAATTCCCTTCTTTTTACCAAAACTTTTGAGATATTCATTTAATTTAAATGTATCAAAATGGAATTGATTGGTTAGATTGTGAACTTCACTTGAAGGGCAACTTATTATCATGTCGTCAATTATTGGCTGGGAGGACACATTCGTCAGTAACATATTATTTTCTAGAGCATAGGTGTAGTTACCATAATACCCATAAATTCCCCTTGGTTCAAGGGCGACGCTATGGAAGTAGAACGGGGTGTGTTTCGTCCAGTTCTCGTAATATATTCCGTATTTATGGGTTGCCTTACATGCCTCAACCATTTCGCCTTTATTCATCCCAACCGAATCACAAAATTGCCGCCAGTGCTCGGTGGAGCCCTCCCCAACACCAATAATTCCAATTTTAGAGGAAGAGACAATCGTTATGTGGTGATGTGGTAAAGAGTTTTTTAAAGTTATCGCTGTTATTAAGCCTGCGGTTCCAGAACCGCAAATGACTATGTTTCTATTCATGACTAACTAAACCAAGTGACCATCGAATATTTTATTTCCTCGCTATTTTCTCCTGCTGGTTTTGCATAGTGGTAGAAAGGAAAATTTGAAGGGAAAATAATCACGCTTCCAGTAGTTGGTTTTAATTCAATATCCAAAAATGGGAAAATTAATTCTCCGCCATCGGAGACATCATTCATAAAAACAACAACGCTAAAAACTCTTGAGTTGTCTGGGTGGTGGTCCACGTGTCCCTTGTATTCGGCTCCACGACCATATTTAAGCAAACCCCAACCGTCATTCCTAGAAACCTGTATGTTGAAAGTGTTTCGATAGTTCCAAACGCATTCTTCAATTTTCTTGTTGATGGATGACATTTCCTGAATAAGGGGTTTGAGTCTTTCTACTTGACATTCTTCAATCGGTACAAAAAGTGGGTTTAAACTAACAACCAAATTAGACCTATAGTCACTTATGGTGCTGTTTTTTTCCCCTCCAGTTGCGGCCCTGTTCCACTGTAGATAACCCCAGTCTTGTTTGGTTTCTTCTTCAACCATTGGAATAAACTTTGGGTTTCTAAATGCAGATTTGTATTCGTGTACGAATTGACCATGCTCAATTATTTCCATAGATTAACCCTACATCATTTCTTTATTGTGTTTTTAATGATATTAGTCTATATCTGCAATCACTGTTGATGTAGAAACCGAAGCTGTGACTTCTTGCCCCAGAACGATAACGGCACCAACCTGACCGGTTGCGCCCGTTTCCCCAGCAGTTCCAGGATTGCCTGCATTTCCGGTTCCCGCGGCTCCACCTGGGGTGGTGGCGTTGTGTCCGGCTGGGTTGGTGCCAGTAGTAGGAGTTCCTGGAGCCTCTGCAGTACCAGTTCCACCAGGATTGACTCCAGTATGCGGTGCAGTTGGGTGGGCGGTAGCGGCAACATGTATTGTGTGTGTAGTAGGATGGGTATGCTGATTGCCAAGATAATGAGCAGGGGTTAGTCTCGCAGCATTGTGACCCTTGTTGCCGGCAGTGTGATGGGAATAAGGGGTTCCAGCCGTATGTGCTGCTGGACGAGTATGCGCACCAACGTGTTGTTTTGGTGGGGTGGGGCGATGATGCGCCGCAGTATGAGCTCCAGCATGGTGATTTCCAGGATGCGATGCATAACCAGTATGACCAGGATTATGGAATGCGTTGCCTGGGGTATGGTAGTGATACGGTGCTGCAATATTATGGGCGATTCCAGTGGCGGGGTGGGTTTGGGCAATGTTATGACCGTCAGGGTTTGGGGTTGAAAACGGGTTTCCAGGGTGTGAAGTTGGATGATGAACTGGGGGATTACCGTGTGAATATGGGTTTCCGGGATGTGAGGTTCCTGGTGATGTACTGCCCGTATTTCCGCTAGTTCCAGCATTACCTGGGTTTCCTGGGTTTCCAGCAACACCAGCAGTTCCTTCGGAGACAAAAGTTCCAGCGCCAGTAACTATCTTTGCCAGGATTACGACGAGTCCGCCGCCCTGACCACCAGCGCCGCCGGTTCCACCTGTTCCCGCCGTTCCTGCCGTTCCTGGGTTTCCGGGGGTTGCTGGTGATGTTCCTGTTCCGCCGGGATTTGCCGTACCAGCATTGCCAGCTACACCCGAGGCGCCAGATGCACCGACTGCACCAGCATAAATTTTCTGAAGTTCTCCGCCAACGGTTCTGGAACCAGATATCAACTCATCAAAGTTTGTGATTTGCGATACAGTGATTGAACCACCAATTGCATTTGCTGAGTTGTATGAAATGTTTCCATCGTTACGGGTTAGGACGCTTCCACCCATAACAGATGTCGTTTGAGATGTCCCAATAGGCATTCCTATGGTTCCATTGTTTGTCAATGTTTCTTTGACAAAAATCTTGAAGCCGTTAGTAAAAAGTGTTGCACCACTATCAACAGTGAGATTGGTGAAGTAATAGTCTCGGGTGAGGAAATTGACTCCGCTTGCATAGATGATGTTTCCATCTAAACCATTACCGAAAAGTTTATTTAACTTTGCCTGATAGGCATCGGTTGTTGGACTTAGGAGACCGCTGATTTTTTGAAAGGCCATGATTACCCGACTTGCAAATAGATTGACGTCCCAGCGGCGCAACCAGTAGAACCTGCCACCTCAACCGTTATTCCCGACTGTAGCACATTGCCAGAGGAGATGATAATAACCACCCCACCGCCGCCACCATTTGCTAGGTCGGGTGTTGCTTTTGCAGATATATACGAGGTAGATGTAGAGCAGGATATGTACCTTGATGCAACAATTACGACTCCTCCGCCCTCTCCTCCAGTAGCAGAACCACCAGCACCGCCACGTAGAAATGTTGGTGTTGTTGAGGTTGCCGAAACAGCCCATCCACGAACTGCTTGCATGGCGTGATAGTAGTAGTTAGTCCCACCTAATGCGGCTGTTGGTGGTGTTGCTGTGGTGGCATTTCCGGCGGTACTTCCACCAAGACTATGGGTGACACTGGTATTTAGTGCACCACCCTGTGCAATAGAGCCAGCAGTTGCAAAACCCACAACATATCCGATTCTCGCACCTGCACCAAGGGTCAATGTGTCTTTAACGAATATTCTGTAACCATTCGGATTGAGTGTGATTCCATCATTAATCGTGAGGTTGGTGTACTGCTTATCAGATGACAGAGATGTGTTTGACGAGATGGTTACCGAACCATCAATGCCAGAACCGTAAATTGGGTCAGGAGTGTTCAGGAGCGCGACAGACTTGGTAAACGAGTCAGATAGCGATGAAGTTCCCTCTGCTGAGGAAACTGTCGTTCTGTTCAAGCGAACAAACGACGGCATTAAGACTCCTCGATGCCGTTTACTATAATGTTGATGCTTGAGTTTGCACTGGCAGAACCAATAATTTGGTCGCTGTTTGATGCGTTTGCTGTACCACCGTTGTTATTGAGAACAAGGTTGGTCGCAATCATCACCGACTCGTTTGCAGCCAATGACAACTGATTAACAAAGTTTTGACCCGTTGCTTGGGCTGTGCCTGCCGGCTTACATACCAAAGTAACAGTGGCAGCACCTGCGGTTGTATTGCAGAGCATAATCTGCTTTACGATTGTCGTTGTGCTAATTGGAACCGTGTAGAGCACTGTCGTTGTAGTGGTCGTGAGCACTGTTGGACCAGCAATTCGTTTTTGTGTTAGTGCCATTACATGACCTCCATGATTAACGTAAGTTTTGTGTCTCTGATGATATCGCTGTTAACCCAGTTGGTGCCATCGTACTTAAGTAGCTGTTCGGCAACTGCACCACCAACGCTGATATTCGTAAGTGACGATAATGTTCCGATTGTTGATGACCATTCAATTCCAGCACTTGCTGAAGTATTTACTTTAAGAAATTGACCGTTTGTTCCAAGTGACAAAATTGCAGGTGTGTCATTTGATGTCGCAACAATAAGGTCGCCAGTGCCATTCATGATTGTCGGCTGAATCGCAGCAGTTGCGGCTAGCTGTGATGCTGAAATCGTTCCAGTTCCTATCGTGGTTGGAGCATAGGAAACGAGAAGGTTCCATCCTGTGCCGTCGTACTCCCAGACTCTTCCGCCAGAAGAGTGCTGGTCGCCAGCGGTAGGCGAGTTCGGGAAGTCAATTGCTGGCATGTTAAGCCTGAGCCTCTTTCCATGAGAGTCGTCCGAACACGGTTACGGTAGTGGAGCCTAGGTTGGTAACCATGATATGGAGTGTGTCTGGACCATCAGGATAGAAGCCTGATTGAGTTCCGGAACCGCCACCACCCAAAACCGAGTTGCCAAGGTCGCGCACCTGTCCGAGGTCAATGGAGTTTGCACCAGTTCCCACAAAGAAACCACCCGTTACTTCACCACCCGAAACAGTTGCCACAGAACCACCCTGGTAGTCGGCAATTTGAGCCAAACTTGATGTTGGGGAACCGATTGCAGTAAATGTTCTTGTTCCCGACGGAGTACCATTCAATACCGCCGTTACAAGCAGGTTTGCATTGGCCGTAGTCGTAGTTACGTCAAGTGCATTGAGAATCAACTGCATTCTGTTTACGAGTTCTCGAGCACCAAACACACCAACCTGTCCGTTATCCACGGACGGCGAAACACGAATCGCAAACAATGCGTTTGTTTGACCAGCGGCAATAGAGGTAGATGACTTCTGTCCGTAGGTAAAGATAAGCGACTTATCATCGTCATATCTTCCGTCCATCATCACAGAAGTTCCCCAGTGAGAAATTGACGGAGCATATGTTGGGAATGCATAGGTCACTTGGACTGGGTTTGTTGCTGAGTAAGTAAATGCGGTTCCAGTTGTTAGACCCATTGGAGCAATAGTTGCTACTGGGTTTGTTGATGTAAGTGCAGAACTAAGCGTAATTGATGTTCCACTGTTGATGATTGCGATATAACAACCGTCTGGCACTCCACCAGCAGAAATGACTCTCATCCCAACCTGCATCAAAGCACTTGAAACAACCGTTACGGTGTTAACTCCGGCTACTCCAGTAAGAGTTACGCCTGTTGCCCCAGCCTTTGCTCTTGTGCAACCAGTAAATGATGTTGAAGAGATGCCAGTGTAGTTAACAAATTCGTACCCAGTGCTCGCACGTCCAATCCTAAGTGTTCCCGATGTTGGAAATCCAAGTGTTGCAGAAACATTGATTGTCGTATCGGCAGTACCTACGTTTGCTGTTGTGTATGTAGAAAATGGCTCGGTCGTTGATTCGTAACGAGCAGGAAGGTTTCCTGAACGCATGTAAGACTCTGCGTTTAAGTTGTTGTTCAACATCTTGTGACAGTAAATAACTTCGCCGTTGTTCGCCCTCATCCCCCAACGAATTGCACCAGCACCGTACCATGAGTAGTCAATGTAAAACATTTGCATTTTTTTCAAATCAATGTTGTAACCACTCTTACCAGTACCATCAAATTTGTCAAGGTTCCATTGGCTCTGTGGCACTTTGGTATCCACGGTCATTGAAATCTGAGAGTTGAGGATATTATTTCCCCTATACGCAGGGCTGATTGTCATTGAGGTATCGCTTGCAATATCTGTAACTCTGTAAGAAATACCACGGATAACAATGTATTGACCAACAGTAAGTTGCTTTGAGTAAAAAGTTGGGAATGCAGAACTTGTCTGGGTTACTGTGCAACTACCTTGTTCTGCGCTTGACTTTCCAGCAATTTGGTATGTTGAACTTCGTCGAACAGCGTAAAGTGTTGTGCCGTCAAATTCAAAAAAGAGACCGTTTTGTTGGTCAAACATTCCAAGTCTGTTGACACAACCAAACCAGTTTGAAACAGTCGCATAGTATGGACCAGATGCGACAACCGCTGTTGGTGTTGTCACTGGGGTGTAGGTAAACGTGTCATACCCGGTGATGGTGTAGACGTTAAATGTTCCGTTATACCCCACTTCTATGGCACCGTAAATTACAACTTCTGAACCGGGAAGGAGGTTGTGGCGCTCTTTTGTTCTTACAGTACAAAGTCCAGTTCCAGAATCATATGAAAGTGCATCAAGTTGCAGTGATGGCTTAAGTACCGTTCCCGAACTGATTTGAATACCCTTACCCGACTGGTATCGGAAATATCGGCGTGTTTGGCGAACTGCCGATTGATGATTTGACTGGCTGTTGCTTGAGAAAATTACACCACCGTCAAAAGGTCTGTGTAGGAAGTTCCCCTGTGGCTGCGTGTAAACAGCACCGCTGGTAAAAACAATGGTGCCAGTTGTCTGTGCCTCTGCATAATAAATAAATGATGTTGAGGAAACAATTGTTGACACTGTGAACGTACCGTTTGGCGCATTGGTTGATGCTGTTAGACCCCTTATTCCGATTTCGTTTCCGAGAGACAGGTTGTGTGGGATTGTTGTTGTAACCGTTACGGCTAGACCGCTATAGGTAACACTGGTTGGTGCTCCACCGATTTGCGCAGAAGTGTAAAGGCTGCCAATAAAAATCAATGTTTTGTTGCTATCAAAAATGTTTGTCAATGTTGAGGTGTTCACAGCGGCCGCTGTGTATGTTGCTGAAGTGGAACCGTTACTTGTCTCAACAAGGTAGTTGCCATTTGCTATAGGCAGAAACGAGTCTTGAACCGAGATTGCCGTTCCCACGGCAGGTGCCCCAGAGGAGAAAGTTATCGTTACTGTTTTTGAGCCTTGGGACAATGACATTGCAGTAACGGTAGTAATTGGTGCTTGGGTGTTGAACACGAACGGGCGGTTGTCGGTTAGGGCAACGTTTTCCCATTTTGTGATTTGGGTACCGTATTCAAAGTCGGTGTCAATCAAGGACTGAGCAGTAGATACCCTGAATTTTTGTACTGGGTCGGTAAGGTTCTCGGTACCTTCAACCCTGTTGCTTGAAATGGGGAGTTTATTGATAGACATTATGCAATCTCCATTCCAGAGATATGGAACTTAAGGCTTGACGCCGTTGTTGCTCCACCAGTAATCGTGTCTGTTGCTACCAAAACCTGCTTGAGGTCAAATGTGACGATTCCTCTTGCATCAATGCCGATTTGGGACAAATATTCATGACCGTCAAGACTGATGCTGAACGTGGTGGCGCTATCCGAGGCGTTAGTCACTGCAATGTTTGTAACGACCGTTGAGGTTGCCGACGGAACCGTGTAAAGAACGGTTGCGAGGTTGGTTGTAGCAGTACCCCTAAAAAGAACTTTTGCTGTATTAGCCACTAATTACTCCATTCATCTCTAGAAGGCACCCATAATAATAGCAGTCTCCACATCATTGGTAACCAATGCTGATGAACCCCACTTCAATCCAGTAGCCGTGGTTGAGTCAGCAACTAGTACGGAATTGTTTGACCCAACGGCGAGCTTTGCGATTGTGTTGTTGGCCGTTCCGGCCAAAAGGTCGCCCTTGGCATCAATGGTGTTCAAAACGGTGTTGATGCCAATTTCAACCCATCCGCTGTTGTAGTAAACATAGGAGACGCTTGTGCTGGTGTTGAACCAAACCTGACCAGTAACAGGACTTGCAGGTGCCGTGCTTGATGTAGAAATAGTTACACCAGAAGCACCAACTTCAATCCAGAATGAGTCGTAGTAAACGTAAGTTGAGCCAGTGTCAGAATCAAACCACAACTGCCCAGCCTGCGGGGAAGATGGGGCGCTTGCCGAAATGGTTGCTCCGCCGTTAATAGTTGCGTTAACCCAGTTGGTCCCATTCCATTGAAGAACCTGACCGGTTGAGGATGATGTGATAACAACATCGCCGACATCATCAAGAACACTTACCGATGGGATTGTTGCTGGAGCCCAAGTATCGGTTGATGAGGCATATTGAAGGAACTGACCATTGGTTGCACCAGCAGTCGAAACGTCATTCAGGTCGTTTAGTTCAGACGATGTGGTTAGGGCATCGGTGATTCCATAGCCGGAAACCGTTGTTGGTGCGGTTCCTGCCGTTACACGGCCGTAGGTGTCAACGGTTACCGACCTATAGGTTCCAATGGTAACAACACCAGATGCAAGGTCAATATCGTCTGCGTTAACAACAATTCTTCCCGATGATGCAGTTCCAATATCAACGGTATTGCCAGTTTTTGATAATCCAGCACCAGCAACAGTTGTTTGAGCAGAGTTGAAGGTCGTGTAGGTAATGTCGTCTGTACCAATGACGATTGGATTGGTTGGCGAGGTGTTAATGAAACCAAACCCACCATCCAATGTTCCGTTTTGGACAAACACGAACTTGCCGTACTTGATTTCGGTATTTGTATCAGCGTCTGTCGGTCTGGTTAGGACAAATGGAACGCTTCCGCTTCCGAGGGTTGTAACTTCATAGATGCCGTTTTGGAATGCTGAGGTTTGGTTTTTTACAAGAATTCTGTCGCCAACAGAAACTGCATATCCGTCAATTGAGCCGATTGCTCCGTTGGTGGATTTCGTTAATGTTGCCCCAACCCCAGATGAGCCGTTGGAGTAGGTAACAGTAGGAAGTGCTGAAACTGTAGATACTTGAGCCGCCGTGTCAAAAGTGATTCCCGCTGCGATGTTGTCCACGTATTGCTTCGTGGCAGCCTGCAAAGCAGATGCCGGGTCGGCAGGAAGGGTTACAGTGCCAGTAAATACTGGGCTGGCGATTGGTGCTTTTGTATCAATCTGTGTTTGAATCGCCGAAGTTACGCCGTCAACGTAATTCAATTCCGTAGTTGTAAGAGTTGCACCGTCAAGGATATTGATTTCTGCGGCACTCGCCAAAACACCGTCAAGAATGTTGAGTTCGGCAGTTGTAGAAGTTACTCCATCAAGAAGATTGAGTTCCGCCGTTGAAGCAGTAATTCCATCAAGAACATTCAGTTCCGCTGCTGTTGAGGTCACACCATCAAGAATGTTCAGTTCTGATGTTGATGCCGTTACACCGTCAAGAAGGTTGAGTTCCGTAACACTTGCAGTTAGCGAAGTAATGTCTCCAACTGCTATTCCCGTATTGACCCAGTTCGTTCCGTCCCACTTCAAATACTGACCTGATGAGGCAGATGAGATGACAACATCACCGACATTGTTCAGGTACTGAATAGCGGAGTTTGCTGCAATTGATGCCGACACATCCGCATAAGCAGTGGTTGCAATTCTGGTCGAGTTATCCGCAACAAGTTGCGTTGGTGCAATTGGGTTGCCAGTCAATGTAGGACTCGCCAATGGAGCCTTATTGTTTAACTGAGTCTGAATTGCAGAGGTAACACCGTCTACATAATTGAGTTCGGTTGTAGTGAGCGTTGCTCCGTCAAGAATATTGACTTCTGCACCAGATGCCGTAACACCGTCAGTAAGGTCAGCCAGTGCATAGGTGAGCGCATTAGCCGCACCAATAGCATTTGCTTCGGCGGTATTAGCAGCACCTAATGCAAATGCAGTTGTTGCAATTTGTGTCGTGTTTGTATTTGCTGCAGCGGTCGGCGCTGATGGCACTCCGGTTAATGTTGGTGAGGCAAGATTTGCTTTTAGGTCAAGTGCAGTTTGACCAGCAGTTGAAACTGGCTTGCTGGCATCAGATGTATTGTCCACCGAACCAAGACCAACCATTGACTTTGAAATTCCAGAGACAGTACCCGTAAATGTTGGTGAGGCTGATTTCGCATATCCCTGACCAACAACAAATTGAGTTGTGGCAATCTGTGTCGTATTTGTGTCAACCGCAGCAGTTGGTGCAGTGGGAACATCTATAAATGCTGGACTCTGTAATGGAGCTTTGAAACTCAATGATGTTGCTACGGACGTACCGAATGATGAATCATCATTAAGTGCATCAGCCAATTCGCCGAGCGTATTCAGCGCGGCACCAGCATCACCAATCAACGTGGCAATTGCGGCATCAGTATATGCAGTGGTTGCTACCTGTGTGTTATTTGTTCCCGGTGCAGCAGTTGGTGCTAGTGGTACTCCAGTAAGGCTCGGACTTGCAAGAGGCGCGAATCCAGAAATTGATGCACCACCAGGAATCGTTACAGTTCCCGTAAATGTTGGTGAGGCAAGATTCGCCTTAAGGTCCAAGGCGGTCTGTTGTGCCGTGGAAACCGGCTTTGCTGTATCGGCAGTATTGTTAACAGAACCGAGACCAACCATTGAGGCAGAAATACCAGAAACTGTTCCGGTAAATGTTGGCGAGTCAACTTTTGCGAGAACAAACCAAGCACCACCATGGGCATAATACATTGAGCCAGTTGCATGGACATGAGCAACCATTCCGTGCCTAGTGCTTGCTGCTGGAAGGTCGCCGACAGTATCGTAAACGCTCCATTCCAAATCGGCACTTGCTACTGTTCCAGAAGGAAGTACAACCTCTCCCGTAAATGTTGGGGAGGCAAGGTTTGCCTTAAGGTCAAGAGCGGTTTGCTGAGCAGTTGAAACTGGTTTTGCACTATCGGATGTATTATCAGCATTCCCAAGACCAACATCGCCCTTAACAATCCCAATTGGGGTAAAAATAGATGCTGATGTGAGAGTTTTGTTTGTTAGATTTTGAGTTGTATCAGTTCCAACAAGGGTTGTTGTAGCGTCAGGAAGTGTAATTGTTCTATCCGCGCTTGGGTCGGCAACTGTAAGCGTCGTCTCAAAGTTGTCATCAGTTGTGCCTTCAAAAACAACCTGATTTTTAACATTGACAGCAGTGCTATTAATCGTGGTTGTGGTTCCAGAAACAGTTAGGTCTCCAGTTACTGTTAAATTCGCAAATGTAACAGATGCACTCGTTTCAACTGCTTGACCGATTGCAATGGTCGGAGTTGCAGTTTCTCCAGAGTTGTTACTAAGGGTTACGCCAGTGCCAGCAACAAGTGATGAAACGTAATCTCCAGTTGTTTTGGTACCAAGTGCCACCGTGTTATCAGGAAGTATTACCGTTCCTGTGAATGTTGGAGAAGCAAGTGGTGCCTTAGTGTCAATCTGTGCTTGAATGGCGGAGGTTACACCATCAACATAGTTAAGTTCTGTTGTTGAAAGAGTTGCACCATCAAGAATGTTTAACTCGGTAGCAGTTGCCGCAAGGGTAACATCCTCGTTGATTTTGGGAGATGTCAATGTTTTATTGGTTAGGGTTTGAGTTGTATCCGTACCGACAAGGGTTGTCGTTGCATCAGGAATGGTGATAGTTCTGTCCGCCGTTGGGTCAATTACAGAAAGAGTTGTCTCAAATTCATTGGCAGTTGCACCTTCAAAAACAATATTCCCATTTAGGTTCAAGCTTGCAAATGTTGGGCTTGCGGATGCACTAACATCTTGCCCAATAGCTATAGTTGGAGCCGCACCTTCTCCGGAGTTGTTGGTTACGGTTACGCCGGTACCAGCAACTAGTGATTCAACGTATGAACCAACCGTGTCGGTTGATAGGTTGACTGCATCGTTAATCCATGCAGTTCCATTCCATCGAAGGAAGTCGCCGTTCGCGGCACTTGTAATGGTTACATCTGAGAGAGCATCAAGCGAAGCAGCAGAAAGGTTCGCATTTGCATAAGACAAACTTGTCCAAGCTGTTGAACCATTGCCTATCTTGAATTTAGCAGTATCGGTTTCGTAGCCGATTTCGCCAGAGAAAAGGGTTGGGTTGGCAGCAGTCCATGCAGCAGCGGTAGAACGCTTTAATTGAATCTTAACGCTCATTACAGAGTTCCTCCATCATATACTGCCTCAATCATGTTGGTAAGTTCGGCTTCGTAAATCTCATCAAAAGATGTTCCGCCGTCAATGTCAAGCAAGGCAACACTGTTGTCCTGATTAACCCATGCTGAGCCATTATAAACCAATATCTGACCAGCAGTAGGAGAGGATAGTGAAACATCACCAATTTCATCCAGCGAGTTAACGCTTGTGATGCCAACCGGAACCCAGTTGGAGTTGTAATAAACAAATGTTTGACTTGCATCAGACTCAAACCAAAGGTCGCCCTGTTCTGCGCCGGCTGGGGCTGTGTCTGAAACGATTAATGATGCATTGGAAACCGAAGCTGATACAAACTTCGTTCCATTAAATACAAGTGCATCACCAATGGCTGCACCAGCGGTGTCAATCTGTACGCCAGCAACAAAAAGCCCAGCAGATTTAAAGGTGTCGTCTGTCTTTAGGACATTCGCATCATCCCTGTAAAGGTTTGTGTCAGCAACGGCTTCACCAGAGCCCCAAACAATACGACCACCAGCTTGTATTTGGATTCTTGAGTAGGTGTCTTGGTCTACATAGATGGTAAACGCATCAGAGCCAGCAGAAGCAAGTTGGCGAACGGTAATGGGAACTATGAATTTTTGAGCCACGACCTCAATCGTTTCTGTTAGTTCGAGTAGCCCCTCAAGGCTAATCTATTTTAAAATTTAGCCCGTTACGACGATTCTGTAATCACCTGCACTGATTGTGCCGTACAGAGTTACCGAAACACTGTCGGCTGTTCCACGGATGACATCACCAATGACTGTTGCTCCGCTAGAGACTTCAACAATCTGCACGCTTACATCAAGTGTGTTGAATAAATGGGTTACAGTAGTTGTCGAAGTTCCCGAAGAACTCGCTGCACAGCTCTGACTAGCAACACGGGCAAGCACTGATGTGTTTGTTGTGGCCGTACCAGCAGTCGTCTTGATACCAAGGTTTGTGCGAGCATCCGCAGCGGTTTCAGCACCAGTACCACCAGCAGTTACCGCTACTGTTGTAGCGTCCCATGTACCGGTCGTAATTGTGCCAAGGGTGGTGATGGTGCTTTGACCAACATAGGTTGACGCAATGTCTACTGCATCTCCCGTGATTTCGGTTCTACCAGCAACTACGTTGACATTGATGGTGTTACCACTCTGGGAAATACCATCGCCAGCAGTGAATGAACCAGCGCCAGAGAACTGTGTCCAAGCAATCGACGATGAGCCAATAGTGATAGTTCCGTTTGTTGATACAACAAAACCCTTATCGGAGTTGGTAGTACCTTCTTCGACAAAGGTGAATGTTCCTGGCTTTAGTTCTCCAGTATCAGCAGTGCCGTTTGCATCCGATGAACGAGAAGCAGCACCAGAAGTAACAGCAACGTAGATGCCGTTCTCTGTATCGGTTCCTTGGTTCTTTACGAGAACACGGTCACCAGCAACAAGGGTTACACCGTCAATTCCATCGCCAGCCTGAAGGTCTGAGGAAAGGTTGATTGCGGCGGTTGTTGCAACTCTTACGGATTGCTTGACATCAAGACCTTGACGGGCGGCATCTACATAGCCCTTTGTGGCAATGTGTGCGGCATCTGTTGGGGTTGCAACCTTTGCGTTTCCTGAGCCATCTCGCTTGACAAGTTTGCTTGCAGTCGCATCCGAGGTTGCATCTGTGAGCATTTGCCACATCGCGGCTGGCAATAGACCAGCGCTATCGGAGTCAGCAACAGCTAGAGTAAGAGTAATTGTGCCGTTTGATTCAGAAACCGTAAGGGCTTCAGCAATACCAGCACCACCACCAGAAACAAAGGTGTGAGGGATTGAAACAAAGGCTGAACCCGTGTACACCTTGAGGGTGTCGGTTGTGGTGTTATAGATTGTCCGACCTTCAAAGTTGCCAGACGCTGGGTCGGTGGCCAACTTCTCAAAGGTGGCATTAAGAAGTTGATTCTGATTGAGGTCTAGATTTGTGAGAAATTTTTGTGCCATTAAGAATCCTTACGTGAGATAGGCTTTGCCCGAAAACGCTGCCGAAAAAGTCACCTGTACCTGTGAGTTGCTTAAATATTGTACTTCACCAAAGACATGCGTATCAGCAGAATCAACTATAGTTACTGATGGTCTGCCTCCAAGTTGGTGCGTAATCGTCCATGTCGTCGATGCCTGCCCCTGCGAGTGGACATGTCTTGTTGTTGGGATTAGTGCCCCAGTTCCACCACCAAGTCTGATTACGACTTGATTTGGTGCATCTTGGTTGACTATTACCTGATTCGGTGTGTCCTCGTGAATGTTTACAATATTTGGAACATTGCTCATCTAGTCACCTCTGGGATGAGGGTAAAAGTCCCCTTCAGAACTCGAGACACAAATCCTGCAGCATCAACGATTTCCAAGTCATAGACACCGCTTTTATCGATGGATGCAGTGACACTCGCACTCATGAACATCTCAATCTGATTCTCATAAATTCCAGGGATTACGGTTAATCCACCATTTTGTGAGGTCAAATAGACCAAGTAGTTATCAGCATCAACGGTTCTACGAACCTGCATTCTGGCCGTATATCCAGACAGGTTGTACTCAATATAGGTGCCGCCGGTTGGGTCGTTGACGAGGTCTGGCTGCTCAATCTCAATAAGCCGAGAAAAAGTCGCTCCCTGTTCGCAGGTTAAGTTGTACGTGCCAGCAATCATGAACAGCCTCTCCCAATCAAGTGCCTAAAAGATTGTAGATTAGGAATAGCGTCTAAATAAGCAGGTTTTAAATCAAACGACCGAAGCAGAGCCTTTATTTGGACCGACTTTCTTAAGACCCATTGCCATTGCAATTGAGAGAGCAACTGCCGAAGCAGCAATCTTGAAATTGTCCATATCGGCGAGAGCGTCTGGATTCGCACCCATGGCGACCCATGCACCCAAATAGGCTTGGATAAATGTTCTGGCAGCACGTTCAACTGTATCTTTTAAGAAGTTGGTAGTCATTTTGCCTCCTTGATTGGCTATGAATATTTTACCATAGTGCTAACATTTGAGGACTTTATGAGAAAAAAACAGAAAACAACACTTGGTTACCTAACTGGCGACTGGGCGTGGGGAACCGAACCGTTGCAGCCCAATGGCTGTGCTTGGTACCGATGCAAACTACCAGCCGACCAACTTGCAAAAAGAGGCTGGGTGACAGCACTTGGTCTTCCCGGATTCAATCCCAAGAATGGGTTTGGGATGGTTATTGATAACGGTCGCGCACTGCATGGTTGGGACATCATCGTTTTCAAGCTACTGATGAAAAGGGAAATTCTTGAGTACCTACCAAAAGCACTAGAGATGGGTCAGAAGATTGTTGTTGATGTTGATGACTGGTTTGATGGTTTATCCCCAACAAACAGGGCATACGAAGCAACCGACCCCAAAGTCAACCCAGATGAAAACCGTGAAATATATGCAGAAATTATTCAGAATGCAACCGCAGTAATTACATCAAGTCCTTTTCTCTACGATTACTACAAAGCAAAAAGAGACAATGTGTACATGGTAAGAAATGGCATTGACACTGAAAGATGGACGAAGAGAATCGGTCGGATGAATCACAGGTTGAGACTTGGTTGGGTTGGGGCAACGCCCTGGCGTTCCGGTGACCTTGAAACTCTCTCTCCATGGATTGGGGAATATCTACTGAGTAGGAAGATGTATTTTCACCACTCAGGGCATACCGAAAATGGGGCACCAAGGGCATGTGACCAAATGGGAATCCACCAAAATATTTCTCGCACTCAACCACTCGTGCCAATTGATATATACCCAAAGTTATTCAAGGAGATTGATATTGGAATTGTTCCTCTAAACAACATTCCTTTTAATCATGCAAAATCCTTTATCAAAGGTCTTGAATATGCTGCTGCTGGGGTTCCTTTCGTTGCGTCATACTCTCCGGAGTATCAGTACCTTGCAGATAACGGAATTGGAAGAGTTGCAAACAATCAAGAAGAGTGGATATATCATCTTGATGAACTAAGGGATTCTCGGACAAGACGTGACGAGATTGAACATAACTACGAGATGCTAAAGAACTTCTCAATGGAGGCTAGGGCCGATGATTGGGAAGCCGTAATGACTGAGATACGAGAGGAATTGTAGATACATATGATTGTAGTTGGAACAACAGTACATGCATTTGTGATGGATAACGAAGACCATTGGGGTTCGTGGATGCGAAATGCAGAACAGGTTAAAGAGCAGTATCAGCAGTTCGGGAATTGGACTGATGTTACATATTTTGCAGCAATTCAGGTAGACGCTCGTGGTTTAGAACCTCTTAAACCGTTTATTGAACGCCTTGAAGCCATTGGTGGAACATACTGGACATACTCACTAGATGATGGGCGCACCGAAGTCAGCACCAAGAACAGAGTTCGTCACATCACGGTTGGTCAGAACTTGGTAAATGATTTTGCAATGTCAAATCCTGCATGCACACATATGTTGTTCCTTGCAGCGGACACAATGCCACCAGACGACATTCTTCCAAAAATGTTAGAGATGAACCACCCTCTTTGCGCTCCATACATTACGACATATGGTTTGCGTGGTCCAGTAATTGACAAGTACCCATTCCCAGTTATGGACTCGATGGCATCTGCAGCAGCAATTTTTATTGCAAGAGATGTATTCTCTGGAATCCGCTGGAGGTGGGATATGGACAGGAACATGTCAGACGACCCATGCTTCCACCATGATGCACTCCACTATCTAAAAATTCCGACATATGTGCGCGAAGACTGTATTGCACGACACTTCCCAGAATCGGTTGGGGCTATTGAAACTCGTGGTCATGACATGACGGTTCACAGGTGATAAAAAAATTACGGGAGTTCCATACTTCCAAAGAACTGGCAGAAATCTATCCCACACCACACGACCATGCAACATATGGGCGCGGACATGGAATCCGTGTAAATACAACAATACAGCTAGCCAAAGACATGGCCTACCAAGCAAAAGCAAAATCAGTTGCTGACCTAAGTTGCGGTAATGGCGCAATTGTTAAAGAATTGGGTATTGAAAAAACAATACTTGGGGATTATGCAAAGGGTTATACATACTCTGGGCCGCTTGAAGTTAATTTGCCAAAGATTGACAATGTTGACTTGTATATTTGCTCAGAAAGCATTGAGCATGTTGAAGACCCAAGTTCGGTTCTGAGTTCAATAAGAAAAAAATCGCAAACTCTGGTTCTTTCAACCCCCATTGACGCTTGGTATGACACGAATGAAGAGCACTACTGGGCTTGGGGTAGAGAAGACGTTGAAACCCTTCTAAAGAATGCTGGGTGGAACCCAGATGTTTTTATCATGCTTGATACAACAGTATTTGGCGAACCATACATATACGGAATGTGGGGATGTAAGTGAAGATTCTTATTACTGGCGATGCTGGATTTGTGGGAACACATTTTAGAAATGCATTGTCCGAGCATGAAATTGTTGGTGTTGACATTAAGAATGGTTTAGACGCACGTCACTTCTTTGCGACCGACAATACATACTTTGACCTAGTTATCCATCTTGCAGCCATTGTTGGCGGTCGAGCAACTATTGAAGGCGCGCCCCTTTCTGTCGCTGTTGACCTTGCTATTGATGCAGAGATGTTTCAATGGGCACTCAGAACAAGACCAGCACGAATTGTTTACTACTCCTCATCGGCCGCCTACCCAATTAAGTTGCAAGGACATGGCTCAACACATAAGTTGAAGGAATCAGACATTGACCTTGATGACATTCAGTCTCCAGACCTCACTTATGGATGGGCAAAACTCACTGGAGAAATGCTGGCAAAGTATGCAGAAAACGAAGGTCTAAGAGTTCATGTGTTTCGTCCATTCTCTGGATACGGGGAAGACCAAGCGCTTGACTATCCGTTCCCATCTTTCATTGCTCGTGGTGGCAGGCGAGAAAACCCATTCAAGATTTGGGGAACTGGAAATCAAACAAGAGACTTCATTCATATCAGCGATGTTGTTGAAGCGACTCTTTCGGCAGTAAAGAACGATATTCAAGGGCCAGTAAACCTAGGAACCGGTATTGCATTCTCATTCAATGAACTAGCTGAATTGGTATCAAAAATTTCTGGATACAACCCAGAGTTTGAACGAATCATTGGCGCACCAGAAGGTGTTCAGTACAGGGTTTGCGACCCATCAAAGATGCTGGAGTTCTATGCTCCAAAAGTTTCACTAGAAGAAGGAATCAAACGCGCACTTGATGTGAACTTCCCTCTTTAGCCAAGCACCGATTGGTCAAATACCCCGAAGTCGTTATCGTCAAGAAAAAATGTTATTGAGTCAACAGTTGAGTGCAGCAATGTGTAGCCAGCAGGTTTTGCAGGTTCCATGGCATAATAAACAACAGAACTGCTTTGCCCAGAACCAGAAACACCTGGGGTGCTTGCTGTCAGCGTTCTCACCATAATGGACCATTCGTCACCCTGCCACAGGGGGCTAACAAGGATTGCTGCTTCTTGGCCAATAACCGCTCGTGCAGCATTTTTGAGAGCCGCACGAGTTCCAACACCCATTCCGTACATTCGTGTAGATATTTGTTTGCGGCGAAAATCAACATCACCAGCAAATACTTCTTGATAGGTGCCAGTAGACACGATTAAATCATCAGCAGTAAAAGAACGCACTGGACGCACGTAGTACGCGCCGTCCTTGTCGTCGTAGGCCTGATTGCCGTCGCCGAAATCCTGGAGCCGCGCGGCGTTGGCGTTGAGCTCAGAAGAACTCCAATAGTCGTCAGCGGCAAAACCACCGATGGATGCTCGGTTTGTGCACAACTCGTTAAGTTCATCTTTTGATGGCAAAAACCAATCTGAAAAACCGCCGTATGTGTAATCAGAAGCATAAGCAGCCGCACAAGTTGCGGCGACGTTTCCTGCTTGTTCAACAATATCTACGGTGTTTTGAGCACCAGTGCCGATTGCCGTGCCGTCAGCACCAGAAACTGCTGTTGTCTGGTTTGAGTTAACATTCGTAGCCCAAATTCTAATTAAATCAGGATTGAGGAATGGTGCTGCTTCAAAATATTTCCCAGTTGAGTTACCTGCCGTAGTTGGTGTGATAAAGATTTTTCCACCAGCAGGGCCAGTATCACCAATCTGATATGGGGGGGATGTGACATATGGTGACGAAACATTAATGCCGTTTTTAATTAGATTTCCTATGAACATTGATGCCCATGGCATGTAACTTTCATCCATGACATTTGGATTTGTTAATGAACTCTGAAACTGATTAAAAACTGGAGAATCCACTTGACTCTTAATACCCACAGATAGTTCGCTGTATTCTGTTGGGAGTATCTTTATGTAGTCCTTCATCGCACCCTCGGCAACAGAGGTGAGACTGTGCCATAGTTTCATTAACGGAAAAGAAGGGTTTTCCTGTTGTGCATCAATCTCGTAGTAAACATCGGGAAAGAATTTTTTACCGTATGTATAATATGTATTATCTAAAAACGGTTTGTCGTAAACCAGGTGCGGCATGGTGAATCTAACCGTTTGACCTTCATGGTTATATATGGTGATTCTCACCCTTGCATGAGCGACTGGTTCGTTTTTGTCATCAAATTCAAATATGTTTGAAAAACAAGCAGTCCATTCTCCAGCCGACAATTGAATTGTTGTAGGCGTTACAGAGCCATGGTCGTTGTCGTCGTTGTAAAGAGATATTTCCACGCTCGCTGGGTAGGGACAATGAATCATTGCATGGAATACAAAGTCCTTATCCAAAACACTGTTTGGAATATCAATTACTGGGCTCTGAAAAGTATATGACTCTGTGTTTGAGTTTTTTATCTCCAAAACATACCGACTTGAATGTCTCAAATCGGTTGTTTGAAGTTGTGTTGTCGTAGAAACGTTTAAGAATTCCCAATCAGAAACATAGGATGAAAGTGAATATTTATTACCATTGACATCAGAAGAATATAGACCAGTGAAGTCAGAGAGATAGTTGTTGTCAATCACGAAAATCCGCCGACAGTGAATGTGATATTTAAATTCGCTTCCTCCAAAAGTGGAAGGTCGCCTTTGTTTTCAAATATAAGATTCCCAGTTCCGGCTTCAACGGTCATGTCATCTGAGGCCAACTCAAGCCCAGAAACAAATAAAACAGACGGCAATTTTGACAAAAGTCCAATTACACCATTCTTTCTGATTGTCGTTTCTGAGTAGGGGAAATAAAGTGGATTTAGATAATCTTTAAGTGAAGTGGCAATTGATGTTGATGCAGTAACAATTGACATTGAGTTCTCGATTGCAACGGAAGCATTTACCTGTGGATAAACAATTCTTGAGCCAAGCACTTTGATGGACAAGCCAGCAATTGTTTTGTCAACGACATCTCGCTGTATTGCAACTTTCTGCAAAATATTTATAGAAGCGCTGTTTCCGTAGACATAGGCTGTCGTATAGCCAGGAACCTCTGCGGCAGTTACGGAATCATCTAGTTCTCCATCTGTAAGGTCATAAACCCTTACTCTCTTGACCTCTGGATATGTTGATGCAATGTATTTTTCTATTTGATTCGGACCAACGAGTGCCTCACTTAGTGATGAAAGAAATGTGACACCCCTAGCAAGGTACTCACCATCATCTTCCGGCTCTTCGCCCTGTATGAAATCATCCTGAGCGGTAACCGAGTTTACCTGTGTGTTCAGGTTGAGGATAGTGAGGGAATCTCCATCGGTGATGGTTGGGACGGTTCCCGTATCCATGGCCATCAATCTGACAATTGCGCTTGGGAGTGGCGTGGCAGGTTCGTCTTCCAAGTCTTGTGTTACATCTTCAATATTCACGGCTCCATCTACTTGATAATATGTTGTTATCACCTCACCAAAAATTGATGTTTCGTGAACAAATGTTGTACCGCTCGGGATGGTTGCTCCGTTGTAGGTCAGCAACTCAACATTTACGGTAACGGTTGCATTGCTCCCGTTGGTTCTCTGCACACCCATCATTGCGAGAACGCCCTCCATGAGTCTGTTGGGCAGTGCATTAATATGACCCACAGAAAGCGCCGTCATGTATGCCATTGCCTGAAATATAGAGTCTTCAATTGTTCCAACTCGCAATTGAAATTGCGGAATGTTCATTTGAGCGATTTCGACGGCATTGAGGTACACCTCACTAGGCTGCTTATCGTAAATGCGCATATTCACGTATGGGGAAAAATCAGCAGCCATTATTACACCGTTCTGTAGGAAACATTTAAGAATGTTGAATTTGATGAACTCGTTACCTCAGTGTCCACGTTGGTTACGGCTATCTCTGGGATAAATCTTGCTGCTTGGATAATAAAATTTCCACGGTCAATATTCCTGTACGAGGGGTCAAACACGCCAAACTGGGGTTTTAATGGATGAGTTCCAGGCTCCGTCAACGCAGTGAAGCTCAGAAGTTGCCTATAGAAAGCATCTGACCCATCTTCGTGTTTCTGCAAGCCAGTTGCATCAAATCTTAAAGGAAATGCGATTGTATCCATTATGCGTTCTCCAAGGTGGTAACACGTTGAGCAAGAGATGTCACCTGCGCCTGAAGCGATGCCACAGTTACTTTGGTAGCAAAAATATCAGCTGACACATTAAGTCTACCAATAATTACGGCTTCCTCAATCGTGTGTCCTAAAAAACCAACCACAACGGCTTCTAGGTTTTTTGGAGGATTGGATTTGGTTGCATTTAGGAACCTTATTTTATGTAAGGTCAACGACATATCGCCCACCGCCACCGAGCACCTCAAATCTGAGCCAACAGCAGTTATTTGACCAATATACAGACCTCCACCAATGGATGGGAATTGTGCCCCATTGGTGTAATTTATATAATCTGGAACTGCTTGATTATCGTGAGCCATATCAACCTACTGTATACGGAGGGAACGGAGGGCTGACCGTAATGTTTGATTGTCTTTCCTCGATGAATGGAATAATTGTTGCAGGCCCAACCATCTCCCCTTTGAAAATCGGCCCAACAGGGAGTTGCACGATATCCTTTGGGTCGCGTTCTATGGTCATGAAAGAAATCGATACTGGGTTTGGTGACAATTCCTCGTAATCAACAGACTGAATCAGATAGAAGCCAGTAAACATTGGTATACCGTCCAGGAAAACAGTCATGCCAGGTCTAAGCGAAATGCCATTTGTTCGTGTGATGCTTGCGCTCCCCTGTGCTTCAAGTGGGTCGTTGTCTGATTTTCGCATTTCCGGTAGTGAAAGTAACTCAAAATCTTTTCCCAGCTTTCCTGGAACTAATGGGATAAACCTTCTAACTACCTGTTTTAATTCCTTTTTACCAGTTTTGTTATTCTTTTTTTCTTCTAGTACTGCAATGGCGTTTGTTCCCCATTTTGTCAATAGCCACTTCATTGAGGCGAAGTAAAGTGTCCCATCTGCTTCAAAAATCTTAAATTTTGCAGAACTTGCCAAAGCTTCTAGTACACTCCATAGCGAATCGGCTTGGGCGGTGCCGCTTGCTTTATTGATTTTGACCGCTTTTGATGTTTCTTCACCAACAAACTTTAGACCATACTTCAATGCTGCTGCTCTTGCGAAAGCGGTACCACTAGAACTTGATGTGGCACTAGGATTTTTATCTCTCTTCATCTGCTGAATTGCTTTGGTACGGCATTTCACATTCCAGATTGGGTTATACCCTTGACTTTGCGAAACAGAAACTTCCGCAATCTCCATTGGGAGGGTTATGTATCTCAATGATGAATCACCATCTGCATTGAATTCTGACTCAACCATTGATTTTGTCGTGTACAGAACATCGGTGGTCACTTGGAAATAATTATTTTGAGCAAACATGAATCCCGTATCAAATATGTTCATGCTGAGCTCGGTCACCATACTCATGCTGTAACTAACTTGACAGTCAAGGACTGAACTAAGAATGTTTTCCATGACACCCTTGCTGAGATTACCAATCTGTATGTTTAAAGGGTCTACTTCAAAAATCATGTTTGTAGCAATTCTGCTATCGTCAGCCATTTACCTTGGATTTCAGTGCATGGCTCTTTGCATGGAATTGGTGGACATTTACTCTTTGGGCATATTTCGATTGGAGGGATAGCAACTATATCGACTTGCTCAATCGGGCATTCTTGTAGTGTCATAGTGCATGACGCTCGAGAAATTTGATTAGGCAAGGATGCGACAGTCGGCCCTTCGTTTGATGGCGGTGTCCGTTGTACGGACTGAACTGCAAAGTCGGTTATTACGAATTCAACACCCCGACCTTGTGTGTATAGCGGATATCTCAGTTCTTTATCAAAAAATGTATCCATATTTAGGAACGAGACTGGATATGGGGCTGTTGCCATTTGTCTCAGAAGATTGATTTTTTCATCTACTGAAAAGTAAAATCCAAATCCGTCTCTTGGTTGTGCAATATCACTTGATGTCCTGTCAACGAGTTCAAAAGTAAAAGATACTTTTAGTAGTTGGAATCCAGACCAGTCAACAATTGGATGCCTACCAGTCCTGTTTACTTCAGTCCAAACAGAACTTAGACCCGAATATGCTACATCTTTTGGGGCAAAAGGGAATATGAATCTTCGCTCGGTGGGTACGAGTGTTTGTGTTTTGGCTCCATTTTCGCCTTCTGAAACTTTTACATATTGATATTTTTGTACTAATTGAGGTGCGGTTCCTTCGGCTGCTGGTGGTGGCTGATACCCAATTAAACCGCGTGTTATCGGGATTCTAATTGTGGTTGGTTTTCCTGGACCACCTCCATTTGTTCCAGCACCACCAGGATTTGAATTTTTTGTAACATTGTCAAACAGCACGTTGGCTCTAGCATTTGCACGTGCTACTGCAGTTGGTCTTGGAATACCTTGTGATACAAGAAGTTTTATTCTTGCTTTAATAAATTCTTCTTTGAATTTTTCTTTTGCTTGCTTAAAAGTTAACTTTTCAGTAGCCATAATTGAAGTGATAAGACGCTTGACATTGTCTTTTGTTATTTGTGTAACAGCCTGACTAGTCGTTACCCTTACGCTAGGAACACCTGCGCTTTCTTCGTTTGGAGACAAATCAACCGCATCGTCGGAACCTCCAGTAAGGACTTTTGGAGTATTGAAAAACTTTGAAAGATTGTCTTTGCTTCTGATACCACTTAATCCTTCAACATTAAAAGCCACCCCCCAGCCATCATTCCAGTTTTGTCCTAAAACAAATACAAAACCGTTAAGCGTATGTATTGTGTCAACAATTTTTGCTTTAATGACTGAGTTGTAATAATCTCTCCACTGATTTGCTTCGGAAAGAGTATTGTAGGCGCCAAGGTGCTTGCCTTTTGCTGGCTGGTAACTTGATGTACTTTCCAATCCAACGGCAATAAAACGAGCTTGTGAATCAACAGCAGCTAGATACACAGAGTTCCATACACCTTTGTCTTTGTTAAATTTATACTGTGGATAAACAATATATTTATTAACAAACTGTGCTCCTGCAATGCCGGTCCAGCTCTGCACCGTCTGAACGCCGTTTACCGTTCCAGTCGCAAAGGTTGTTTTGCCTGCATCCATGTACTGATTTAGGTCTTGGGTTGGGCCGACGGCGGCTGCGACGTTTGGCGCAACAGCAACCGTTGCAGAGGCATTTTTCCAGTTTTGGATAGTTGTATAATCTGTAGATAAAACAATTATTGGGCACAATTTTGCTGGTTGTTCAGGGTCAGAAGTATTTTTGATTGCATAGGCGCTATAGATGTATTGACCAGAAGCTTGACCCGGTGATATAAATGCTGTTCCTGGATATACCGTCTTTCCATTTACTTGTATTGATGACCACTCATACAACTGACCCAAGTCTTTTCCAGGGTACAACTTTGCACCCTCTGAACTCTTTCCGTAGTAATTAAATACTGTATTTCCATACGGATTCGCTGCCCCATTTCCGCTTAATACTTTTGCTGGACCAGTAGAGGTAACCGTTCCAGCCATTATGTCTGGGTATGCAGTGTCATCAGACCAGTAGTAGTCAAATCCGCCAAAAGTTGAAACATGGACACCTGGCTTTGTTCCGCTAGAACCAAGTCTCAATGCCGCTCCAGCAGCGGTGATTGACATTACATTTGATATTTGACCAAGTCTGTAGGTGTCGGTAATTGTGTCAAGGGTTGCGACTAGGGGGAGATGCAAAACATTGACTTGAGCATTTGATAATGAACCAGTTGAACTACCACGCGGTGTCTGTAGGTTCCACGGTTTATTTGTTGACTCGAAATAAATCGGGTCACACTCCCAAAGCACTGGCAACCAGAAGCTAGATGTTTCAAGAACCTGGTTCTGATTAGCCACATATTTTTTTTGTACGATTTTCTTTTTGTACTGAGTTGAATTCCCCGAAACTCCGCCTTGCGATACTGCCAGAAGCAGGGAAAGACCTTGTCCCCATTTTTGTTGAACCGTCATATTTGATGGTGCCGCATACGCTGGATGTCGTTCGTGCCACTTTGAAATTTTCTCAAGGGTGGTGTAGGAGAATTTGCCTACAAGGTCACCCACATTCGGCGCGCGTAGCGTTGTCCAAGCAGGCATTACGACCTCTGTCTTTCGTTATCTTGCATCAGTTTAATTTTCCTCATCGTTAAGGTCGCAATTGCTTCCGCTGAAGCACCAGTTCCGCCCTCGACGTTAATCACATAACTGTTGGTTGTATTGGCAGTTGCACCACCTTGGCTTCCGCTTGACATCCTCTTAGGAACCATAGTGTCACCAATACCAGGACCCGGAACAACATGAAGATGTCTGTTTGCATTTATTCCATGGAACTCTGCAAAACCACCATTGGCATGAACCATCTTAGAGTACCCACCAAGGTTTTGACCAGTAAGGTCATAAGCGCGACCCATAACGTGGTCTGAACTTGGAGAACCAAGACCCACGGTTCTGTAAGCAGATGTAATTGTTCTCTTGCCAACAAGTGCACTGTCCATCATGCTGTGTCTGTTCAGTGTTGTGGCAAGTCGTGATGAGGTTGTATCGCCAATTCCCTTTCCTCGTGGTGACGATGTATCCATTGACTCAATGAGTTCCTTGAATGCAGCCGCAGTGAACCATTCTGGAGTGGTGGCTTCAGATGTAAAGAATGCTTTGTACTCTTTGATAAATCCATCAAAGACAGCCTTTAGGTCATCTGGCATATTTGCAATCTCGCCGAGACTTGAAGCCATATCCTTGTCACTCGCAATTGATTGAAGTCCAATATTTCCAGCTGTCAAACTCTTGTCGTAACCCTGAAGTCTTGTGGTGATGGCATCCATGTCTGTCATGTCAACACCAGCGAACAAGTCGCCAGAAAGAAGTGCTCCTTCAATCTTTCCTGCAATGTTTGGGTCAAGTCTTGAAAGTGCTCCACCGAACATGTCGGCATTTACTGCGTACCTATTTTCTCCCTTACCAGTACCAGTGAGAAGTTGATTATTGACAAATCCAGCAAGATTCTTACTTGTTTGCAGAATTGCATCATTCGTATAGTTCAACATTGTCTGACCACCGGTTGAGCCAAGAACTTGTTCT